GCCGTTGCCGAGCGTCAGCCCGCCCTGAATCGAAGGCGTCCAGTCGACAATGGGCCCGTGAATCTCCAGCCAGTAGGTCCCGTCCCACTGCCTAGTGCGGAGGGTGTCCGTCTCATAGATCATCATGCCAGCGTAGGGGCTGGAAGGACGAGCGGCGGAGGTGGTTGGCGTGATGCCGTTAGCCATCCGCCCCTCTTGGGTGATGACACGGCGGTCAGTGATCTGCGAGTCCGTGATGGCCGTGTCCAGAGCGGGCACGTCAACCAGAGCCAGGACGATGGCGTTGTCAGGGACCGTGGGCTCAGAGGGAGAGCCAGCGGGCGTGCCAGTGACGACAGCGAGGCTCCAGGCGTCAGTGGCGCCTGAGTAGTCGCTGTCCTCCACCTTGGCCACCACGAGGTCCTTGCGGGCGTTGGTGGCGTCAGCGGCAGAGATGGCCAGGTTGGTCACGCCACGATTCTCAGCGAAGTAGGAGCCCTGATAGGTGGCCTCGTCGCCAGCGATCATGCAAGCGCCCTCAGCCACGTCCACGCTCATGTCAGGCGTGCCGCTCTTCTCAGAGACGAGGAGGTCCCCGCCCTCGAAGATGCCATGGGCTCCCGTAGGAGCGCCACCAGTGAGAGCGCTGAACATGCGGCGCACGTCTTCAGCGGGATGAGAGCCAGCTTGCAAGAAGATGGCAGGATTCTGAACCGTCACTTTGAGGCCTCCTTAGACCCAGGCAGAGCGCCAGGTAGCGGTTGCGGTCGAAGCCGTGAAGGCTGCCGCTCGGTATTGGATAGAGTTGTCACCCGGCTCCAGGTCCCAGAAGACCGAGGAGGTGGTGAGGCCGTTGTAGCGGCTGGCCGTGCCGTTGAGGAGGACCGTTCGGTCTTCCATGTCCACGACGAGATAGTCACCAGAGGCTACAGTACCCTCCCACTCCCAGGTCTCGCCCGTGGTGGTGTTGACGAGGCTGGGGTCCGTGACAGGACCCGTGATCTTGAACACGGGCGAGGTCTTGAACGTCCCAGCGTTGGTGAGCGTCTGCTCTCCGCCCGTAGACACGGCACCGAATGTCAGGTTAGGCGTAGCGTTGAAGGTCAGCCCTCCGCCAGCAGTAGGCAGAGAGATGGCCTGGCTGGATTCCGTGTCAGCGTAGAGCCGAGGGTCCGTGGCCACCATCTCGATGGTGACCATGGGCAGGTTGTAGTACCACTCTCGGTTGATGGGCGCCGAGCGCCGACGAGGGCGGGCCCAGAAGCGGAACTTGTTGCCGTCAGCCACGCCAGGGATCTGCATGACCAGCGGCGCCTCGTCCTCGCCTGGAATGAAGGCAGCCAGGAGGTCCTGGACGTTATCAGCGAGGGCGGTGGCGCTGGATCCGTAGACCTCCATGGTGAGGGTCACGGTCCGAGAGGTGAGGAAGTCATCACCTGGGTGGATGCCGTGGCGGAGGAGCCTCCCTCGGTCTCCTGAGGAGATGGAGGGAAGATCCACCAGGCCACGGATCTGAGCCAGGGCGAAGACCGAATCCCCACCGAAGGCCAGGAGCTGATACTCACACTCCCAGTCAGCGGTCACGAGGTCACCGATAGCCATGTCAGACTCCTCCTCGAACCTGAAGTATCCAGGCCAGCTCTCCCGCTATGTCGGCAGGGTTGGCGTTTGTCTGGGCGTTGATGGTGATGTTGCCGCCCTGTCCGCTCATGCCAACTCCGTGGTTAGGCTCCACTCTGGAGCCTGCCGGAACTGAGAGAAGCTCGGGGCCTCTCTCACCAACCAGGACCTGGCCGCCCCTACTCAGGTCGCCACCGAAGGCGAGACGAGGGATAGGGTTGTCAGGGAGGTCAATGTCAGGAGCGAACCTGATAGGGATCCTGTTCGGGATGGCGTTGTTAATCTTATCGACCACTTGGGTATTGAAGAGGTCCTTGAAGGCCCGCCAGAGGCCACTCACAAGGTCAGCCACGAAGCCCCTGGCGGAGCTGAGAGCATTCGTCATGCCCGAGAGCATCTTCTTGATGAGGGTCCATCCCGCATTTAGGAACTTCGGCCCGAGGGCAATGAGGATCTTAGGTACCTCGGTGACCTGGGCCACCATGGCGTCCCAGACTCCTCCGAAGATGCCCTTGACGCCATCCCATACTCGGTCCCAGTCACCAGTGAAGACGCCAGCGAAGACATCCACGATGCCCTTGATGATCCTGAGGACGGACTCAATCTTGGTCTTGATCGTATCGAAGGCAATGGCGACGACGGCGGTGATCTCAGCGCCCCACTCATCCCATATGGCGGTGATAACTTCCACCACGCCTGAGATGATCTCCTCAATGTCCGCCATGGCATCCTCGATGCCAGGCTGGAGCACCTCTTGGTACCAGGCCACCACGTCCTCGATGATGGGGCCCATGGCCTCCATACCGTCAATGATGACCTCGAAGAGCTTCTCAGCCACGGGCATGAGCTGAACGAAGACCTTGTTCTTGATCTCGGACCACTTCTGGCTAAATGTCTCCGTGGCTGCCGTCTGCTCAGCGACCAGCCCAGCACCCTCGCCCAGGAGCCCGTTGAAGTCCTCCAGGTCGAAGTTGCCAGTGCGGATGGCCGTGGTCATACGCTGAGCACCCTCGGCACCGAAGGCGCCAGTGGCCAGGTTGAGAGCTTCCGTGGTGCTCGTGGCGTTGGCGATCTCGTCCACGATGCCAGCCAGGGCCTCTTGAGGGTCCTCGCCAGCGGCGGCGGTGTCACGGAAGAACTTGTTGAGGGCAGGGCCCACCCTGGTGAGGTCCACGCCAGCCATGGTGAGCTGGCCGATGATGGCCTCAGTCTCCTCCAGGGAGAAGTTGGCGTTGGCGAAGATCGGCCCGAAGGTCTTGACCTGGTCGAGGAGCTTATCCATCGGGATGCCCGTGGCCTGGGCTATCCTGGCGAGGTCGCCAAGGGCCTCGTCTATGGAGTCATTGGAGCCGAACTGAGTGAGGGCTCCGTCCAGGTTCTTGATAGCATCGCCCACGGCGACGTCAGTGAGCCGAGCGAAGTCCAGGAACAGCTCAGTGGTGTCTTCCAGCTCGTCGCCCGTCTGAGCGAAGAAGGTGTTGACATCCGCCAGGGCGTTGCTGACCACCTCGCCAGAGTCTGGCACGGCAGAGAGCACGTCCTTGGCTGACTCGAAGAGGTCGTCCAGGGCGTCACCTGAGGCGCCGGTGCCCTTGACGATATTGGCCCTCATCGTCTCGGCCTGCTGGCCGATCTGGAAGAGAGCCGCTCCCGCTATGGCAGCGCCTCCAGCGATACCGAGGGCGGCCGTCTTACCAGAGACGCCCATCCGTCCCATGATGCCCTGGGAGCGCTGGGCTGCCCTCTCCAGGCCCTTGGTGTCGCCCGTGATCTTGATGGTGATGGGCTTAGCCATGGGAGGGCTCCTCTAGTCCATGATGGGCTCCAGGCGGGTGCCTGGTTGCCCTTTGCCTCGGTGCCGCTTGGCTGTCCGTGCTTGGCTCTTGCTCTGCTTGTTTGCTTGCTCAACCAGCTCCACGAGGTAGCCAGCCTCCCCGAGGGTGAGCTGCCCAGCCTCGGTCCAGGTGAGGCGATGGTGCCGCATGATCCCTAGCTTGAGGTCAGTCCATCGCCTTCTAGAGGGTCCAGCTCTTCGACCTCCACGTCAGCCTTGAGGTCCACGAAGTTGACCTTACCAGCGTCGTCCAGGGTGAAGTCAGGGTTGTCCTTGCGTTGCACGATCCAGATAAGCGCCTTAAGGGTCTTTCCTTGAGGAGCGCTGGCCCTGTCGCCGAGTATGTCCTGGATGGGACGGCCGACGGCCTCCTCCAGGTCTACCACGTCGTCGATGGTTAGCTCGTTGATGTCGATGGTCAGGTCCATGGTTGTCTCCTTGCTAGAAACGGGACTCAATGATCTTCCAGACCTCAGCCATGAGGTCCTCGTATACGTCACGGGCCTCTGGGAGCTTGTCTCTCATGGCGTCCGTGAGGAACATTTGGGGGCGGATGTTGCGGCGGCCCCAGCCGAAGTGGATGGCCCCAGCGTATGGGACACGGGCAGCGGAGCCCGCCTTGATGGAGCCAGAGGACTGGGAGCCTCGGCCAGCGATGGACTTCTTCAGGCGTCCCGAGCGGACGGGCACCTTGGTCTTGGCGTCATCGGCGATGATGACAGCCGCTCCCTTGTTGGCCGCCTTGAGGGCGTCCTTGATGTCCTTGCTCTCGATCTGACGGAGGAGGCGCCTCAGCTCTCTAGTGCCTTCCACTTCAATGGCAGGCTTAGCCATAAGACGCCCCCTCCAGGAGGATCAGAGAGCGCTG